GGTATCACTGACTACAGATACAGCAGGTAGATCCTTTACCTTCTCCTTGTATACCTGATAGACATCGCTGAAGTCCATCTCGGCGTGGTTTTCCTCATCACTTCCCTGCCAAGTATCAACATCAATTAACTTAGAGGTTGGGTTGGTGAGTATGTTATTGCACATCCATACAGTTGCATCTCCTGTGAATACACCAAGCTGTAAGAAGCGAAGGTTAGGTTTATCTTTATACTCTGCAAGATAAGTAGTGAAGTTATCTTCAGCAGTGGACTTAAACCAATTAGGATACTCAGCCATTAGTTGTCCGTACTATAGAAGCCACTACCTCTGAAGGTAATAACTGGTGATGACCACAAGCGAGAGGTGGTTTGTTGGCAACAGGTAGGGATCTCTTCAGGATCAGATAGAGTACGCTCAATAGTTAGCACACCACTACACACATTACATTTATATTCGTAGATCAAAATAGTATTCCATCTTCTAGCTTTAAGAACCCTACTAGTTTAGTACGACTAGCCTTGTTAGCAAACTCAGTAGTAATAGGTAGCCACTTATCCTCCCACTTAGGTTGAGGTATAGTAGATAAATTAAAACCCCAGATACCCTCAGGTGTGGCGTTGATATACCAAGGTGTAAGGGATCTAATACCTGCTGCCATAATTAAACCCTGATACTTGCTCTCTTCAATAAGTAGGTCAGGGTAGTGTGTCTTACGGGACTTCAATTCTATAAACATCTTATGTTCTAAGGATATACAATCCCAGTTATCAAACTCTTCAGACTTCTCTAGATCTGAATAGTAAAACTCTTTAAGATAATCAAGTAGCTCTGGTTCTTTTAACTCTATCCCCAAGGTGTATTACCGCCGAGCTTATCCTGTAATCTACGCAGAGCAGATGTGCATCTGCGATCAGCAGTAGATGTAGCGCACTCTAAGTACTGGCCTATCTGTTGAAGGGTAAGGTTATCGTGGTATCTCATCTGCAATATGGTCTTATCTTCTTGCTCTAACTTTAGAAAACACTTCTTAATATCTATTAGTATTGCTAGGAGATTGCCACCCTCAGCAGGGGTAGATTGCTTACGAGGTGTGCCATCGTTGATCATCTCCTGTGCTTGCTCTAGTACAGTGCCATCAATAACGGATGCAATAACAAAGGGTATTAGTTGAGCGATAGTTGCAGTATCGTAGAAGGCTTCATCGCTTATGTGATAGCCAGCCTTAGATGCTTTCTCTCTACGAGCATACCTCTCAGCTACACGCCTCATCTGATAGGCAATACGCTTCTCATTCTGTTCACGCTTGTTGGGATTCTCTTCGTTTAATAGATCAGTAAACTGTTGACCACGACCTATAGCCCATAGGTAGCACTCTTGTTTAACATCTTCTCTATCAACCCATCCTTTAAACTTACGGACAATAACATTAGCCACACTAGGCACTAAGTCTTTAAAGGTTGGATGTAATTCAGGTGTCATTCGCTTATCACAATCGGTTCTAAATAGTCAGCGAAATATTCAGTCGCTATGAAGTGAACATTGAAGTCGTGTTCTTGGGTATCTGCCCGTGTTAATCCGTAGGTCGGAGGTATGCTACGCAGTAGACGGGCAGGAATAACTAACAGTGCATCTGTATATCTAATAACAATTCTATTGTAAGCATCAGGGTTATCATCTAAAGGTTCAGTCAACCACATACGCTGTAGCTTTTGGTATGGAAACTTAACCTCACTACTGGAATGAGATCTCATCCACTTAACCTCAACGCCACCGATATAGTTAGCATAGCCATTGGGTTTAAGTTTATTAACCAAGTAATCTACAAAGTAATAGCGAGGAGTCTTATAGAACTCCCAACTATTAGCAGTAGCAAGGTAGTCAGCAACTAATTGCTCACGCTTACCATCCTGCCATACTTGTCGTATTGGTTCTGTTGTCATTCACAATCCAGAGTTGGCGTTTCAGGCCAGTTATTATCTAGTACCATCAGTGCGATAGCACTGTAGTTCAGTAGATCTAAGAAGGAATCTCTTAACGATTCATTGTTTGGATTCTTATTACTATCAACTAAGTTATTTATACGGGCGATCTTGTCCCACATACGCACTCTTAACCCATTGATTGGACCACCAGGTGAGCCAGATATATTCTTTGGACCGTAATCGTGGTGCTTAGATAGAAGTAAATTACCTGCTGCATCTAGTACTTCCCACATATCAGCAGCAAACTTATTGTCTACAACCTTATCGGCTTTGGCTTTACTTGGAGAGTCCCAGTTTCGTAGTCTATCAAAACCACTTCCAGTCCCAATTCCGTTAACCAGACGGCGAGTTCCGTCAGCTCTGAGTTCTTCATACATTTGGCACTCCAATTACTCGTCTAGTTTCTTCAATTCCCTTGGCTAAGTATAGGTCATTAAGATCTAAACCAGGTGGCAACGACACGATAGTTGAGTTCATTACCTCTGATGCTACTCTTCTAGAAAACTCTGCTCCTGGATTAGAACCATCCTCTTTAATATCATTATCACCAATAATAAATACCTGTCCATAACCTGAAAACATCTTAGTAAAGTGTGGCTTCCAAGCTGCTACTCCAGGTACACCAACTGCTGGTAATCCCAGTACTGATGAAGAGATGATGGTATCTAACTCACCTTCACAGATAGCCACATACTCAGATGAAAGTATTAGATCAGATACATTATAGAGATGACCCTTCTGCCCAGTAGGTGCTCCATACTTAGGCTTGCCATCATCTAATCTTCTGAACTTAAAGCCTACGCATATACCCATCACTGTTAGATAAGGTATAGATAACCAACCCTTATGATGACTATGCTCCGGTAGGAAATCTCCTACAGTTCCAAGCATATGTGCATCAGCTATCTCCTTAGAGATTCCACGATCTGCGAGAAACTTTATTGCTTCCTCGCTTAGATCCTTGTTGTATTGAGTGGCCGCTTCCAGCGATGATTTCAATTGCACGGGCGAGAGCATCTTTAAACTCCAAATTCTCTTTGATACTGACAATGTTTACTGCGTTGCCACCCTTACCGCAGGTATGACAATACATAAGATTCTCGTAGGTATTTAGTACTGCTGACCTACGACTATCGTTATGCAAACAACACTTAACTGATACTGCTCTACCTTCTCTTACCTCACCGCCATAATGGGCGATGATCAATCCTATGGGGATTGTATTTGCATCAGTGGAACCTTTGTACCTTCTCTTCTTGTCCACCCTGGACCAGTCTTGTGCTGACAAGAGCAATCTCCTTTACATTCTTTATGTAGAACCTCAGACCTATTGTAATTGTCTTTGAGATTTTCCTGCCCTGCTGACCTACAACTTAGACAAATCATTTGTTTATTCCTTAAACTTTGCTAGATATGTTCCAGTTTCCTTACCAACTATACACTCCGTTAAACCTTCAAAGGTTTCCCAGACTTTAATATTATCCCAGTCATCTACGATATGTGTCTCGTGGACGTTCCCAAACCATTCACCTTGTGGGTAATGGATAATAGGTACTGAGATAATTCCATACTTGCATCCTTGACTGGCTACCTTCCATACAGATATAGCTTCCTCCTTAGTCATATGCTCAAGCACATCACCAAAGATAATGAGATCAGCCTGCAGGCTATTGTACTTTCTAATATCTTCTAGCCATACCTCATCATATAACTCTTTTAACTTATAGGTTTCTATATAATCCTTGAAGATTTCTACACCAATAAAACGAGATTGCACATAAGGATTTAATAAATTTGCATAAGTTCCAGCACCAGCACCTACATCTATAATTATTTTAGGCTGTAGTTGTTTGACTTTATCAATAACCCACTGTTGGTTTTCAGGATTACTCCAAGGCATCCTTCTCCTCCAACCACTGTGTTAGATCCTGTATTACCCAAGCCTTATCTATTCCTGCGTTCCTTCTTTTGAATAGTACATAAGAAAAAGGCCTATCAACACCACGATGCTTAGCATAATTAGTAGCCTCTGTTTGCGCTTCATCCCAGAACTCCTTTAGATTTAAAGTCTTAGTATTCTTTAACTCAAAGATGTAGGTTTCACCGGCAACCATAACTACTAGATCTCCCTCATCCTCCTTGCCTGATAAGCGTAAGCGTTCAGCCAGTACACCCATCTTGCGAAACCATTTCATTGCATCTATCTCAAAGGCTGCGCCCTTTTGTTTATTATACTTAGCCGACATCTAGTATCGCATCCCGTCTATACATACGACCCATTGCATCATCATCAGAGATCTGACATACAGCATAGTTAACGAACAAAGTGGCGAACTCTGATCCATCTGCTGTGTGTGGACCAAACCTATTCTTAACAGGTGCAACCCTTAGCATCTTCTCTACTGGATCATAACCGAGAGTAATGATCAAGCTAGGTAGCTGGCTCACCTTACCGTGAATTGCTCTACGGGCAGGTGGCATATTGGGTTTGCCATACTCACTCTGTTCGCTAACGTGGTGCAGTACTAGAACACAAGCCTCTGTTTGTCTTGCCATATCGTGCAGTTCAACCATTATGGCTCGTAGTCCAGCCCATTCATTGTCGCTTTCAGCAGCAACATTCATTAGATTATCAATCACAATCAACTCTGGTGCAATTCCAAAGAGTTCAACATAAGCCTTGATCTCTAACTCAATATCATCTAGTGATGGTGATGAATCAAAGACCCACTGTATGTTGGACATCTCTCCGAGAAACCTATTGTAATAATGACGGTTATTATTTAGGTTAGTTTCCACCAGAGTTTGACCGTGACCTGATAGGTGAGAGGCTGCTCTCATCATCACAGTTGCTGTATCAGTATCGGCTGAGAAAAATAATGTAGGAACATTTGCTTTGATCGCATAGATTAATGCAAACATAGACTTACCAGCGTTTGGTGCAGCAGCCACCATACATACCTGACCTCTGCGGAACTTCATATGCAATGAAGCAACAGACTTCCACACATCAGGTAGTGGCTTTGCATTAGTGGTTGACCCACTCCAAGCCCTAGATAAATTAAGCAACTTCCTCTTCCTCTTCCAGTAATACAATCCTTCTTTTCATACGGATTCTTCTACGCTCCGTAGGAGCGAGTCCTCCCCATATGCCGTGAACTTCTTTGGTAATGCCCCACTCAGCACACTCAGCTAAGTGAGGACACTTACCGCAAATACTTTTTACTATTGCTATGTGAGTTTTATCTTCACCTTTGTCAGGATAAAATAACTCTGGTGCAGTTTCTCTACATAGTGGGTTCTCAAAGTTGTAGGGAACCCGCATAAAGCTAACGAACCCAGACGGTTTCGCACTTATCTGCAGCACCCTTAGGTGCAGCACACATCCAACCTTTCCAGGGACCCTTCTGACCAACGCCAGAACGGAATGACATAGTACCGTGCTTACAATCAGGAGTATCTCCTGCTGGTACTGCAACTGCTGTTGCACCCAGTGCTTGCTTGGCATAGGCAACAGATGCTGCGCCATTAGATTGTGGTGTAGCACCAAGTGCTTTACCAGTTGATGATACTAGTGTCGCTAGGTCAGTGATAGTAGTTAGTGATGCTTCAAGATCTGCTTGATCTTTTGCATATAGATTTACAAGAGTTCCATCAGATAACTTATAGTTAACCTGAAACTTTGTTGACTCAGATGCAGCCATTTATTTTCCTCCAGTTTGTTTTATTGTTAAGCGAAGTGAATCAGGTGCTTCCTTCTTTGGTATGAAGCCAAGCAACTTTTGCACCTCTATTGCATCAACAGTACTCCTGCCGGAAACTGTTGTCCAACTTACCTGGATACCACTAGATGTAGTACCAAGTAAACCTTCAAAGCTAGTGCGTAAAGAATCTTTCTCTTTCTCTAGCTCTTTGATTTTGTTATCTAACTGTAAATAAAGTAGTGCGTTCTTGTCAACATCTACATCCGCAATGACCTGTTCGTCAATTGCGATACGTTCTTTTTTTAGACCAACGCATCCCATCTCACCAGACTCATCATAGTATTTACAGTAACTCTTACAGAAACTTTGATCACGCTCTGGCTCTGGTGCATCCGTTGACTCCTTGATAGCAGCCAACCAGTTCAATGCTTCCTCTGCAATAACTGGATCATATGGCTCAGAATGA